ATGCTAAGTCTGTCTTAGACTTTAGGTTGATTTGTTCCTGGACAAACTCAGGGGTGTTAGTATCCACCTTTGGTGGCTCTACCACTGCGGGTGGTTCGATGATTGGTACTGGCTGGTTGATACCCTTCACTTTATCTTCTGCTAATGCCAGGGCTTTTTCCTGTTCTTCTAATTTTACTAGTTCATCATGCAGAGCTTTGGTTGCCCCAGTATCCAGCATCATCTGTCGTGCTTGCAGTTCAAGCTTTCTAGCATTGATGTCAAGTTCTGCGCTTAATGTTTTGGTGCTAGCTGCAAAGCCTATAGCCTGATCATCCACCGCGAGCATGGATGCAACTACATTCTTATTTTCTAGGGCTAACAGCTTTTGCTTCTGGGTGTTTAACTCGATCAAGAGCGTATTATTCTTGAATGCTGCATCTGTCTTGATTAGATTATTTTCAAGCTCTTTATAACCTGTGTTGAGTTTAGCAGTTTGGAATTGTAATTCGTTTTCATCCTTCATGAGTAACAGGGTTGCGCCATCTAGCAAGACCATCTGATCCACTGCAAGCTTAGCTGCTGCTGCGGACTGTTTGAACATGCTTGCATTGATGGAACCTGATGCTGCTGCCTGTTGGAGCTGCTCTAGCGAGAGCGTTACCTTTTCCGTTGCGGTGGTAACCTTATTGGCATCCATTGCTGCAGCTACACTGCTACTACCAAACGCTTGAACTTTTGTGGATGCTGTATCTAGTGAAGAGGTGAAGCCTGATAGGTCTGCTGTAACACTTAGACTGGCTCTGCCTAGACTTGTATCAGCCATGTCTAATTCCTTTTCTTAGTGACTAACCCGCCTAACATTGCTGCTATCATTTCTGGTGTCTGCTTATTTTCAGATGCTTTCTGACCTAACCAATCAGGGATAAAATCAGATAGCTTGTGTTTGCTGGTGCTGGTGCATGCCACTTGGGTATGCTGAACACTACCAGCTAGGAAATCTAATCGCGCATCCCCTATGGGTTCGATCCTAGCAAATGCGACCCACTCCATGAATTCGGAATGGCTCATATCCTGCTCGATCTCGGACACCATCTTTTTAAGATGTCCAGCCAGCCTGAATAGAAATAATCTACTCGGGCTTTCCCTTAGTTTTTTTCCGCATCCTCTACTGCCCCTGCTCCAATACGATTGATTTTAAGAATCGCATCAAAGATTTTTTCTAGGATGGTTGCAGGTAACACATTCACTTCTGCGATATCCGCTTCTGTAAATAATGCTTTTCCTTTTTCATCGCAGCACCCCTTGATGAGCATCCGTGCCCGCAAGTTTTCTGGGGTCTTCCCCTTTGTTCGTGCTGCGTTGAATTCGTTATCTATTGAATCTCGCTCACCTACTGTCAGACTTCTGACCCAAACAGATCCTTCCCATTCTGGAACTAAAACTTCCTGCCTAGGCAAGTTGTCTTTTTTCGAAAGGATCTGTGATCTTGATAAAGCCATATTAAAAAACTCCTAGTTAAACATAACAAGCACCTGAGACTTTAATTGTGAAAGATGCCTTAATCAGGTCATCGCCCACAGCAATGGTGCTAATACCCCTGCTAGTGATGAAACCTTTGACTGCAATCGACAAGGTGATAGGGGCAGGAATGGCAATCGTAAAGGTTGTTTCCACAACAGGCCTAGCATTTGCAAGAGAATTCATTGCTGCAAGATTTGCTGCAGTTAAATTCACTTCAAAAGACATTTCCCCAGGTTCTTCCCAACCAGCAATAAAAGTATGGCATTGACCAGTGGTGGAAAGGTTGCTGGTTTGAATGGATGCGGTTTTGCTCTGAGGTGGAGTGATGGATATCACTTCAGCTACAGCAGTGCCAGCGGTGAGGGTAACGCCATAAGTTGATGCTACTGACATAATTCTAGCCTCCAAAAAAATCGGTTACGGGTTCTGTAAAACTTACCACTATATCTATCGTTGCTCGGTGGATACCTGTCTCTTTTGCAGATTCCAGATCCCACCCCACATCCTCTGAATCCAATCTGGACTGATGGATGTAAGTGGTGTTCCAGTTCCCACGAAAACCATCTACCCTGAGTCTAATGGATTCAACTATCGATTCGCAAACCGTACGGCTTGGGGCAAAAATATCACAAGTGATCCTTGCAGTGCATACACCTGTTGCCCCACGCAAAGTCAACTGCCGATCTACAGATGTTTTTTCATAGACCAGAAGTGGCAGCGTTGCATTCTGCGGGCTGGCATCTGGGTAGATCCTAGTTCCCAGCAGTGTGGTGATGGTTGTTTGGCTTGTCAGGTAGGAATAAAAATCAGCTTCAATCATTTCCTTACCCCTATTTTAGAGATAATTTCAGCCATCTTTTCTATAAAGCGACCATAGATCTGGCCACCCACTGCAGCAAGTGCAGGTTTCATAAATGGTTTTTTTGTTGCTCCAGGATGTCGGTAACTGCTTAGGGTTACCTGCTTTTTGGATCCTTCTTTTAATGGACCCATAAAGGTGTTCAATCGTTCTAATTTTCTTGGCTTGATTGCGTGTGAGGTTGCGCCTCTTTCAACAAGGTGAGCATATTTGTGTGGTTTAGATATGAATTTTCCTTTAACAAATACGGTACTAATCTTTGGTCCAACAAAACCAATAATTCTTTTCTTTACACCCCTACCATATTTCTTAGTTTTTAGACCGATGGATTTTCTAAGAAGTCCTAATCTGCCTTGTTTATTCTTGTTGCTTCTTTGCCTTGGTGCATTGGCCTTCACTTGTTTCTGTAAGGGATGCAGGGCATAGCGCATTGCTGAAACAAGCTTGGTATCAGACTTGCCACCCGTTAAATCTTTAAAGGTTTGCAATAGGGCATCCAATCCTTCAATGGAAACCTTGCCCTTTTTAATCAGATTGGATCGATCTAGTTTACTCATTAGTTTACCAGCTCCACGCAGTCCACCTGCAAAGTGTGGTCACCCTCATCGACATTGATGATACTTGCAATATTAAAAATTCGCGCATCCATTTTGATCCGGTGGCCATGCTCCAAACCAGCAAACCATCTCAGGGTGATCCGGTGGGAAAGTTCGGGTCTAACCGATTTAGCATAGAATCCTTCTCTGGATGTCAGAGGAATTATTCCTGCCCATCGTGTTTGGGAAGTTGTCCAACTCATCACAGGCTGCCCCATGGCATCCCTTGTGGATGTCGGTTGCTGAATCTCCACCCTATACTGCAATAGTCCTGGGCGCATTAGTGGTAGATCCCTGTGGTGTACTGTTGGATGATCGATTCCACAGCCATAGGAACTTCTTTAAGGTCACCATCTGTGACCGCTGATCGGTTTTCATACAGATGGGCAGCATAGAATAACATTCCAGATTTGAGCAATTTAGGCACTAGGTTAGCATTGGCATAGCCTGTGATATAACTGACCTCCACAGCATTTACTACCTCTGCGGTGGCTGGCCATGAATACCCAAAGGCAGGAGTGATTCTGGCAGGGTTAGAAACTAAATCTTCAATCCAATCATCCATGTCCTGAGCAATGTTTTTTGAGTCTGCGTAACTGATATCTTGTACCGATTGGACTGGTCCTTTAGGCAGATAAATGATGTCATCGAAATAATCCAAAGCCAGCAGAAGTGTCTGACTGGCTATGGATATTTCGCACTGCGATTCAAAGTACATCCTTGCACTGGTGATGCAGCTATTAAGCAAAGCATCATCAAAACTCCCATCAATCCTTAGATGGTTTTTTAGTTCTGACAGTGTCAGAGGTTCGGTTGTCGGTTGTGTCACTACCTGCGTTCGACCCTTGATTTCCATTTTTTCGTACCTCAGGTATGACTTTAGAACTAGCCTTTTCAGTTGCTGCTGGTAATGCAGGGCTGGCATAACCAATCCTGCACCACTCAGAAGCGACATCATCAGGGAGATCAACCACCTGTCTGGTTTGGAAGGATTTTCCCAAGCCAGACAGGTTTTTTAAAATGGTTACTAGCATTAGGAAGCCGCCATGATTAGGTGTTTAACAGGGTTATAAGTGGTTGCATTTGCGCTCAAAAGCAAACCAGAAGATCTAGCAATAGCCACCCAACCAATCTGGCCAGAGGTTGCATAGGTTTCTGATTGGCGCACAATGGTGATACCACCATCACCTGCAACATCACGCACAAAGTATTTGGAGAAATCACCAAACAGCAAAACTTTACCTGCTGCAGATAAGGAAGATGCCATGTTGCTGTTCAATGTCACAGGATAACCCATGATGGTTGGCACTCTGGCATCTGCACCTGCATAGGTCTGGCTGAAGATTGGTGATCCGTTATCATCTTTCAGCTTGGCAATCGCTGCCAAAATAGAAGGATGACACATGAAACCAACATTGCCAGTGGTCTTATATGCCTGGTCTACAGAGAACACCAAATCGATGATCTCGTCCACAGTGATCGCATTAGTTGCGCTAGCTGTTTTACCAGCAGCAGAACCAACCACAATACCTTGGGGCTGGGATGATCCAGTACCAGTGGTGAACAAGGTTTCCTGAATCCGGCCAATTCTAATACCAGCTTGTTCTGCTACTAAACTTTCAACATCAATGAGGGCATCTTGCATAAGTTCATAGCTGGTCAGAACCTGACCCGATGAAAACTTATAAGCTGCCATGGTTTTGTTGGTGAAAGTCAAAGCTACTTCACTGATGGAACCATTTTCAGCAATCAGGGTTCCAGCATTGGAAGTATCATCCAAGCATGGCATCTGAATGTTTGAACCATTGCTGGTGCTGATTACAGTTGCCACCTGACGGACAGCATTATAATCACGCATAGCTTGGGTCAAAGTACCGTAGAATTCATCATTAACCAAGGCACCACCGATGCCAGTGGAACCAACACCTTGAGCACGAGCTTCTAGGTTGAGTTCATTGGAATTAAGGTCTAGGCCAATTTCATTTGCTGCTGCAGCAAATTCAGACCTGAAACCCCTGGTACCTCTAAGGAACCAACCACGCACAGCATTAGCTTTGGTGCGTTTGGATTTTTTATCAGAAAGATCAGCAACAAAGTTAGGTGATGCAATGGGTGCAGATTTTCTTACACTGCGTTTAACAGCTTCCAGCTTTTCGGAATTTTGTTGGATGGATGCACTACCAGCAGCCCCATCTTCCAAGACTGCAACTCTCACATCGATATCAGCTACAGAAGCAGCAAGATTATCAAAGGAAGTTTGTTCCTCTGGGGTCAATGCTCGAACTGCCATGGCTTCCATGGAGTTGACTTTCTCGATCCGATCAAGCTGCAAAGCTTTGATTTCACTAATACTCATAGGTATTTTCCTTGAAAAGATTTCTTCAAGGTGCCCGCTCAACGCAGTGGCACCATGCCGGAATGCTCCGGTGGCCACCATGCGTAAATACTGCAGGGCTACACCCATTTTCACATGGGTTTAAAATGTGTCAAACTGTAGGGAATGATGAAAAAGACCGCATGCTGAATAGCTAGAAACAAGGGCTTTGATTGATGATCACGCAATTAAGTTCGGGATCATGAACTAAGGATGTGGCTTAGTTCAGGGAAATGGCTTTGCGTGAACTAAGGAATAAAAAAAGCCCCCTAGGGATTAGCTAGGGGCTAGAGGATTGGATGGTGATTACTTTTTAAATTTGAAACTGGCCACCGTACTAATTAGTGAAAACTTTACTGCGGTGGTTTTGTTAGGCAGGTTATACTTTTCCATGATCTGCCTGATCAATTCGTTATCGGTGGTGGTTAGCCTGAAAGATTGCCTAGGGGTATTACCCTTGGGTTCTGGTTTCATTATTTGACCTCCCAACTATATTTAACTTCATATTCGTTTGAAAATGTTCCTTCAGTTTCTCCATTTATAATTAAATTTGCTAGCTCTTCATAAATTTCTTCATGGTTTTCAGATCCAAAATCTAAACTGCAATCAATAATATGGTTGTTCATTTTAACCACACCTTCTGCAGCAATGACTTTTAACCCATTTTCATTGGTGTAAAATATAATTGTCCTGTTTTTAACTTTAATATTTTCTAATTCTGACCACTCCTCATTAGTCACCCATCTAAAACCCTTAGGTAGTTTATCTGGATCAATGTCAGAAACTTTATACCCAGCAGGTCCAGCAACAGCCCATAACTCTCCAGCTTGAGGATCTAGGTCATACACTCGCAACCCATCTTTGGTTGTCTTGTAAGTCCCCTTAAATTCTTTATAACCAGCTACCCATTCATCATGTGTCCAAAGATTTTTAGAATAAGGATTATTTGACAGATTTTCACCCTGCTTTGCAGCTTCATACCCTGTTTGCCAAGCTTCTGACTGATCATGGTTATTGGTTATCTCATCGTGATAATGGTCTTTCATGCTACTCATTTTTCTAACCCTTTGTGTTTGGCCAACCGAATTGGTTAACCTTATACCTATAGCTTATACTGCTGTCGTGACAATGTCAAGACATAATATTTATTATCTTAACCAAGAGATATTACTTTTCAGGTAAATATAAACTGGGGACAATATAAGAAAGACAATAAAACCTGCAATGAATATTAGAACCACCCGAATACATAAACCAATTAAATGACCTATGTTTTGCGGTGGTGCAGGTTCCTTGTTCTTATTAGCAATAGTCGCATAGATCACATGAAGGGGAATGGTTATGAATAAACCAAACACGCCACACATTAACGCTAAGAAGTGAAGCACAATAAAAACAGCATGACCCATGGTTCCATCCTCATGAAAGAGTAATGAAATCATGCTATCAGATCACTTTTGGGATACCAAGATTATTTTACTTTTAACAGGCTGACCAGATTTATTCTTTTTTGCATCTCTGATTCCTGCTCCTGTTTTTTTGATAAGAAACTTGACAGGCTTCTTAGGCCTATTTCAGTATTTAAATATGCGGGATAGGTTACTGCAGACACATCATGAAGGTCTACATCGAGCAGGGTTCGGATGTTCTTTTCCCCTTCTTTATCCCATGCATCCTTCTTAGTCACAAAAGCAAAGCTCATCTGGGTAACATCTCCTCTGCTCATCGAGACCATTAGATCCCTTGCATAAGATGTGTCCGGTGGGGTGATCTCGACTAGTAACCCTTCAGAATCCACAGAAAGATTAAGAGTGCCACTGGTGGACCTACCTAGGATTAGGTTCTGATCATGGTTAATAAGTGCCCTAACATCTGCACCCTGTGCCAGTGATCGGGTGAAAGCTTTGGGGTCAATCTGTTCTAAAAATCCCCCTAGGTCTTGAGATCGGTTAGGGCTAAACTTGGCAGCATAGCCCACCAGTTTCTTTCCATCAGCTTCAACTCTAAACTCTGCGGTGTATCTTGTTTCTAGTTTAACCATGATGTTTTCTCCCAGTTAGCAGGTGTTTCAATCCAGTTTACTAATTTAGCATCGGCCAAAAGTTTCAAATTTCTTGGGGTGGCACTTCCTGCAAGATCCAACCATTCAGCCTTCAATGCTTCACAGTGATCTGCAGCAGCTCGGACACCACCACCCGATTCTGGCTGAATAAATTCCATGACAGGTTCCAAAATAATCTGGACCCTCTCTTGATGGGCTTCAAGAAACTTTTCTAAGGCTGGGATAAAATCCCCAGGCTTATTAGAAATCCGGCCAAGGTGATTGGCTTCAATCTTTCTGATCTGTTTTCGGGCAGCTTCCAACAGCTTAGCAAAGCCAAAAGTGTTTTGTTGGGGTGCAGGTGGTGGGGTTGGATCAGGTATGGTGGGATTAATTTTTAAACCTGAGAAGATGGAATCCAAAATAGTCTGATCCAGAAATGGAAATGATGCTAGGGCAATTGCCTTGGCTGATTCCATCGGGATTAAACCTTCACCAACCTTGGCCACTAGGTCAACCAGACTGGTGATTTGTGCGCCATTCAAAGCTGTTGCAGCTACATCTGCGGTTGGTGGTGCTGCTGGTTCTGATGCTGTTGGATCTTGTGGGGTGGTTGGTAGTTGCCCTGTCAGGGCTGCAGCATCCACTGCCACCTGTGATTGACCAGGACCAAATGCTGGGTCCATGTTTTTTGGGATCATATACCCATCAAGTCCTGAAATGCTTGGTAGGTTCTCAAGTGCCCTAACATCATTACGGCTAAGCCATCCCCAGTTTAAAGCCTGAGCATAGAAAGATGATCTGCCTGCAGTGTCACCCCTTAGCAGAGCATCTTGGTTATGCTCTGCATAAAGCTGGTCCAGGCTACTAATCAACTTGAAGTTGATTTCCTGCTCCCACCTAATCAACCATGGGCGCAACGTTTCTTGAAGGAATGCTAAGTTATCTTGCTCCAGACTGCTGTAAGTTCCTGCACCTGCACCTATTTTGCTGGCTGGAATCTTGAACCATCGAGCCACTTCTTGAAGTTGGAAAGATCTACTGGCTATCCACTGGGCATCATCGGGTGGGGTTCCTATGGTCTGATAGGTAACGCCATTTTGCAGGATCGCTACTCTGTGAGCATTCTTAACAGTGGCATGCATATCTTCCCATGATTTCCTCATGTTCTGAATTGCTTCACTATTTAGTTTGCCAGGAACGCTGATGACCCCAGCAGGTTTGCCACCCTGACCAAAGAAGGTTGATCCGAATTCCTCAACAGCCATTCCAAGACCGATTGAATTTTTAGCCTGGGCAATTACTGAATAGCCTTTGACCCCATCAAAGCTTAGTCCTTTGATGTGCAAAATCTCAGTGGTGAGAAAGATTACTGATCCGTATTTGTAATACAGTTCGCCATTCTCATCTCGCACAGGTTCCACCAATGATGGATCCATAGGCCAAAGTTGTTGCACTCTGCCAGTGTTTTTATCCCTAACAATTTCTGCATAGCCATTACCCCAAACGAGCGCATGGCCCATGAGTGTTTCACGGAAAGTAAGTGCGCTCATTTCTGGGTTTGGTTGGTCATGAAGGATTCTGTAAAGTGGATGATCATTTGCCTTGGACCTTGAACCATCATGACCTCTGCGGAATACCTGCAAGGGCAGACTGGCTACACCTTCAGAGATAGCCCGAACTGCTGCCCACACTGCGCTGTAGGTAAGGGCTGAGGCTTGATTAACATTCTGGCCAGTGGTGCTTATGCCTGTGTAGGTCCATGATCCTGAATCACTGATTAAACTATATCCAGCAAGTTTGTTAACAGTGTTTGCGAATAAAGATCTGAGGGCTTTAAATGGCATAATTTTACAGGAATTCTATCCCTGCTCCTGTGGTTTCATTGTGCGTTTCTGCCCCAGCGGTGACCATCCAGCGACCTAATCCCATAACCAAAGCTATAATCCCATCGATCTTATCACGGCTCTTCTTTTTGGACAATTTGTAGTTATTGTTATCATCAAGACTTACACTGATGTTGCCAAGATTCCATCTCAAAACAGGGTTTCCATCGTGTGAAATCTGCTTGGCTAGTATCCATTCTTCAAGCTTTTTAGTAGGTGGTGATAGGTTGGCTGGGGTCTGCCCAAACTTGACCATGCTGAAATCATCTGACAGTTCATGAACAATCTGGTCACTGTGCCAAGGGTCATAAGCAATCTCTTGAATTTTGTAGATTTCGCCCAGTGCCATGATATCCCTTTTGATCTGTCTATAGTCCACCCGATTACCAGGAGTAGCTGTTATTTTTTTAGTCTTAACCCATGGCTTAATTCGAAATCGGTTTAGTCGCTCCCGCAGTTTGTCAGCTTCTTCAGGTGCCCAGTAGAAGGGCAGAACATAGTGTGGTTCATCTTCATTTTCACTTGGGAAAAAAAGTGTAAGGGCGGTCATATCCATGGTCGCACTTAGATCCAATCCTGCCCAGCATTCACGCCCAGTAAGATCTGGAGTTGGTATCTGGCATTCATCCCACTTAAGTGGACTGATCCATCTAACATCCGTTTCAATCCATTGATTTAAATGATCCCTTCTAAAGGCTGCTTCTAGTGCTGGATTATCTTTGCACTCCTGAACCTTCTGGTGAAAGTAAGCTGGCTTAACAGTGATGCCATAGCCAGGGTTAGCTTTCTTCCAAGTTGCTTCAGATGTCCAGTCATCATCCAAATCAGCAGCAAAGATTTTTGCATAGAATGTTTTGTCCTGAATGGTTCCATCCAACCATTTTATAGCCTGACTATGCATGTCATGGCAGAAGGATGTTCGATCACTTCCAGCAGTGGTAATCATCACGCAAAGTGGTTGCCGTCTAGCTAGGGTTCCAGTCATCAAAGTATCATAAAGTTCGCGCGATTTCTGGGTGTGCAGTTCATCAATCACAATCCCATGAGGGTTGCCACCATGCGCTGTGTGTGCATCTGCTGAAATGGACTTGTAGAATGATTTTGTGTCAGGGTAGATGATGGTATTTTTAAATGGTTGCAGTTTAGCAGCTAGTGGTGGGCATGCTTCAACCATGTTCTTAGCTGAATCAAAACAGATGTGTGCCTGTTCTCTGGAAGCTGCTGCGGAATAGATCTCTGCGCCTGGTTCACCTTCAATCAAAAGCCACAGAGCAATTGCAGATGCTAGTGTTGTCTTGCCAGCTTTTCTCGGCACTTCCAAATAGACCTGCCTGATAATCCTGTTGCCATGCTTATCAACCTTACCAAACACTTCACGCAGAATTTCCTTCTGCCATTCTTGAAGTGCGAACCTCTTCCCTGACCATTCACCCTTATGATGCTTTAAGGCTCTTTCGATAAATGGAATGATCAATGGATCTGCAGGTTTTTTCTTGGGTTTCTTAATCGCCATTGGCACCAATATCCACACCACAAAGATCCTTGATCCAATTGCCCTGGCTAACCACAGGATCACTGACCATCTTTGATCGGGCCATGGGAGATAGCCCAAGAGATTTTCCAAGGGTGGAAAGTCGGGCTGATAAACTGGTTAGCTGATCTACTGCCGGATCACTTTTCTTTGGTCGGCCTTCCTCCTGGATGAATCCACCAGAATTATTAATCTGTTGCTGGCATCTAACCACCTGCGAATACATCGCACAATAAACAGCAATCGCATCAGCATCAACTGATGAAAGAATAGCCATTGGTTTTAAACCTGTAAGAAGTTCATGCCACTTTTTCTGACCGATTGCATCTAACCAGTCTGGCATTCTTGGATCGTTCACATCCCATTCAACAGGTGATGGGTTCACAGTCGATGGTCTTGGGTTTGGATTAAGAGACAATAGTTGTCTCTTATTAGGTTTTCTACCTCTAGTCATAACATCACCTCATTTTGCCCTAAAAAATCATGCAAAAATCCCGTTTTTAGATCGGAAG